TTGTTGCTTCGCGCAATTGCGAATGATCCGCAGTAAAAAAAACGTGATATTTCATTAAAAAATTGAAATAAATCACTTTTAGGCGCTATTCGTACCACCCATTGTGTTTGCAGGGGGACATCGGTCCCCCATACAGACAAATTATTTAAGAAATGTTCGCGAGATGAATATATATTCTCTGCCATTTATAATAGTTATGACAAGAATGCATTAATATTCGGGAATGCATTGGATAAGTTTGCTACTGCAAACTCACCAGGACGTTTTTCTTCAAAGAAATGGTAAGCAAACGTAACATCAAATGTTTTAACACCACCAGTACCTTCAGCAATTTCATATGACATTTCTCCGACATTACGGATTGAAGCACCAAATAATGTATATTGCATTACAGGGTTGAGCTTTTTGTCTAACTGAAGAAGCTCAATATAATTAGTTCTATCCGGTGTATTGTAAGTACCTGTACTAGTTGCATCATTAAATACAGCGCGTGTTTCTGCCATTAATCGTTCTCTAATGAGTGAATTAGCATCACAATAGAATGTTAATGAAAATGCATCAGAATTTGGATATTTTGCTATAGTGGGAATGTTAAAATCCATTCCCATATATTTAACTTGCGCATTTTCAATGTTTCTGCCTGGTAATGCAGCTGTTTTTACATAAACTAGCTCTTCTTCACCTAGAAACATTGTGCCAGTGCGGATCATCATCACGCGAAATAGATAATCACGCGCGAAGTCCGCTACCGCTGCTCTGTCATAAAACCCCCTAATTGTTTGTGTTGTGTCTGCCATATACTTATTTATGGGTTAATAATTATTAGAGACGAGGTCCACTTACTAATTCATTGAAGCTAGCACCTGTTCTAGTCGCGATAAAGTTAACTAAAATGAACTCAGATGCACGTACTGGCTTGATATAGATATCAACAACCAATTCATTATTATCAATTGAATCCGGTGTATTGTTTCTCTTATCAGATACAATCATGTAATCTGTTACTCCTTCTGTAGACTTAGCAAAATTGAATACTGGGTTTAATGCATTCACGAGACGTGTGCGTGTAAATGTCGTATTAGGTTCAAATACGAAATACTTAACAGTCTTCTTAGTGGCCTTTTCAAGATATAAGAACATTCTTCTTACATTAATGCGGTCAAATGCACTTGGTTGGCGTTGCATGGTCTTCTGGCCAAAGATAGTAATGCCATCACCGGGGAAGAATGCCACAGGATTTACTGAAATCTTATACAATTGATCTCTTTCTTTTTGTTTAGGAGCTACTGCAAGTTCTAAAACATTACGTACACGCCCTCTGGTAAATCCAGCTGGCGCATACCACGGGTAGAAATTAGAGTCTGTATTAGCAAAACTTGTTGCCGCAAAACTTGAGAATGGCACCCACACATTTAATCCAGCTACAGCATCATAAATTTTTGCCCAGTTGCCGTAAGTACATGAATAATTCGAATTAGCGAGTTCAAATAAATGTTTTAATGATGTATAGATATCGCGTGAGAATGAATTATTTGCATTGGGTAATACCTTACTATTCTCACCCTTAACAAAAATTTGGCGCAATGGATCTGCAATGAACATACAATCTTTGCGGGATTGTGAACAGAATGTATCAAATTTTTGGAAAATTGTGTTGTATAGTGCCCTTAAATCTTGTGTAGCATCTACTGGTGATACATATTCACCGGTAGTCTTCAAAAGATTCAATCCGGTTGCAAAATTTTCTGATACTACTGTGTCATCAAAGTATGTTACTTGGTTGGCGCAGCAAGTTGTGAATATGGTTCCTAATCCACCTTCAACAACAATATCCAGATCAAATAATTCATCATTTTCTACTTTATAAAGCGCATTTTCAATCTTAACTGGTAGATTACCCATGTCCTTTGCTTTAATATCTAAACTTGTATACGGACCTGTTGCGTATAGAGCATCACTAGTATTAAAAGAAGCAGCTAACCCAACATAATCCAAGTAGTAACCGCCGAAACGTTTTCCTGTTGTGTTGTCGCTTGCTAGTGTTTTTACTGCTGAATTACTATATAAACGAATCTTCTTATTAGGTACACCCACAGCATTTAACCATGTATCGCCGCCTCTATTAGTAATATAATCATTTACGATGATTTTAACGGCACGACTTTCTTTTTGTGGTGCCGAAATGAAATAAGAAACAGCTTCACCACCGTTTACATCTTGTATTTTGCGATTGAAATCTAGTGAACCAATATGATTTCTCTCTAAGATATAATCCATCTTAATGGCATCAGGGGTGTAAATTGATCTACGAAGCTTATAGATACTGATTGATAATGTATCATCAAACTTTTCAGAAGTTGAATCAGGGAAGTTATAGAATGTTCTTTCGAGATTATATGAAAGATTCGAATCGTCGCGAACAATACCGCCGTCAGAACCTCCGGAAAGAGAGAAATTCAATCGCTCTGAAGGAATTTCTGTGAATCCAGTACCATATAACCCAACTGAAGGTGCTGTTTGTGTAATAGTATAAGCCTTTAATATACTATCATGGTCTGTAGTTGGCTCGGCATTTGTGTTATCGGTAATAGCTGCATAGAATCCTTCTGCGTTTGATTCTGTTACTGTTTGTCCTTTATTCAAAAGAATGAGTCCTGCCTTGCCGAAATCTGCAACAGATGTAATTAATGATACATCAGTGCTGGTAGTAGACCAGCTAAATGCGGTCCCTTCAATGACAGCATTATATTGATCGAGCGTCAATTCAAAGAATTTCGGCGCACCTAGTACGTAAGTACCCGCAGATACTGCAATGTTATTTGTTTTTGTTACTTCGCCGGCAGAGAAGAAAGATGTACTAACATCTGTTAGTGCAGATACAGCAGCTATTGAAGATGCTGTAAGTCCGGCAATTAATGATTTATATTCAAGATCCGTTAATTTTGCATATCCCGTGTCACTGAATTGCAAGCCGTTACTACTCAAATAAATAAAATCTGTATCACTAAAACTAGCAGTTGCAACTATTGTGGGATCTGTAGTACCTAAATCAAAAGCAGACGAAGCAATAGACTTAGTAACACGCCATACTACTGTTGAATTGTCTGTTTCTAAAGTAACAACAGGATATACTAATGCGCCGTAAGATGAGCCATAACCATATCCGGCACCAGGTCCGTAAGGAAGACGATTTACATACAGTGATGCGTTTGAATCTGTTATAATTTGCTTTGCGGAATGATAAAAATAGCGTTCCGCAGGAGTTACAGGTGCTCCATATACTTGCTCTAATTCCTGGATAGAGGTGATTTGAATTATTTCATCTGTTGGTCCTCGTTGTGCAAATCCTGCTAGAAATACATTTGTACCGGTTGGTTGAAATGCTACCTGTGAAATGTCAACTTCGCGAATTTCAACGCCGGGCGACTGAATAGTTCTCATATAGGACTTATTTATACTTTTTTTGAGTCCTTTTTTATACTAGCAAGCAATATAGTTCTGAGAAAGCAAAAGTAAATGATG